GTGAATGTAAGCCCACACTTGCCAGCTTCTGCCCTGACAGTCTCAATAACTTCTTCAAGACTGGCATAGTTTGATTTGAAGAATGGATTTTTTGCAGTCTTCTTAGCTGCTGCTCCAGTGTTGTGAAACTGGATGAGTGCTTTGGTTATGTTCTTTAGTTCCATCTTAGTTCTCCTTGACTGTGATGCGTAATGATCCGCGCTTATCGCGTTTGATGGCTAGAAGATCACAGTATACTTCTCGCTCATCGTCACCAACCATAGCCTTGAGGTCAGACTTGGCTGACTCAAATAGCTTTGCTGATTTCTCTTGTTCGATGTAGTCATGGCATCGGCTGATAAATTCGTTGTCGGCTGATGCGTCTCGTTTGACTAGGCCATCGACCTTGATCTTATCTATAGATACAGGTGGCACTTCGTTGTCACCGAAAGGGCGGGTGTCCTCAGTGACATGCCTCCAGAACTCGGTGATGTGTACCTTCATCTTGTTGATGTAATCCCAATCTTTCTGTACATAAACAGCAGCCCACTTGCGGTTGCCAAAGATTACAGATAGATAGCAGCCCTTGGCTTGGTGTAGCCACATGTAGAACTGCATCTGTGGCATGTACATACTCAAACAGTTTTCCATATTGTTTGTTTCGTATGTATGCTTGCACTCAATGATCTCGTCAGTAAATTTTCTGTCCATCATAATGTGACCATCGACTTGACCCTTGAGAGGCACACCTTCCCAGTTCATCTCTGCTGTAAGGCCATTACCTGCGCCTTTGTGCATGACATGTTGTACTGTTTCAGTGTCAGTGAACATCTGTTTATCAAACCAACGCTTGTTAAAGTGTTCAGTCTCTGAGCCTAGCTGTACTGCTAAATTATCTGAGAGATCATCAGGCTCTGACTTGCCTGTCTTCTGTTCCCACAAGGCAATCCAATCGCCTCGCATGATGCGGTTCATATCTGAGCCGCCTAGAAATCCTAGTCTGTTCATAGTAGTTCTCCTTTTGATTTATTATACTGCAACTATGCAGTTAGATCAAGCTTCTTTTGTTGTAGTGATGAGAGCATCAACTCTCTACGTCTGAGTCTCCACTTGATATGCTTGTGAAACTCTGAGTATGCAGGCCAGAAAGTGGTAGTCTCGGACACCTGCTTGATAGCGTACTTAACTATGTCGGCTGGATAGACTGACAGTTCATTAGCTATAGCTTGTATTCGCATTGCGTGATCGTCCGATGACTCACCTGCTGGCTTCACCACCAGCGCAGCCAGCAGCGTGAGGTCATCGACTAACATTTCTTTAGGCATGGGAACCATAGCTTGCATAACTGTAGCTATACATTTGTTTACGTCATCTACTGATGTTGATTCTACTCTGTAGCCACTGACAATAATATCTACGCCATCATCCTTGAAGCTACTGCGACTAATCTCTACTACCTTGCAGCCTGTTGTGCATTCTAGCGAAGTGAGAAGCAGACTGTCGACTCTGGCTGGATTGTTTACCTGTAGCATTCGATCCAGACCTGCCTGTATTTGATCGCCACTCAATATGATTTGAACACCAGTATCTGTAGGCTCTGTCGAAGGACGCAAATTTTTTGCCTGTTGCTTGATGGTAGTTAACGAACTTATCTGCTTGAGCGACATGATCTATAGCCTCCTTGTGTTTAGCATCTATGGATTTGCAAAGGTCATCGCTTGGAACCCATCCATCTGGAACCTGACCCTTTGTATTCTTTGTTTCCTTATTGGTTATTGATAGGTTAGTGTTGCTGTCTGCAACAGAGGTGTTGCTCTCTGCAATAGGGGTGTTGCAGTGTGCAATATCTTTTGGGAATATTATGTATCGTGTTGACTTGCCTGTGTGTCCACGATCTCTAGTTAGATAGCCGTGATCTTCCAGCCAGTGCAGCTTGCGCGTTACTGTAGCTACAGACATAGCAGTACGTTGTGATAGTCGGCTGAGACTAGGCCAGCATAGGTGCTTGTCTTCATCTGCATGATCTGCAAGCACAACCATTAGCCATTTTGCATAGCAGTCAGGTATCTCTGACTTGATTGCCCTCGCCATTAATAGGAATGCCATCGTAGTTCTCCTTCAGTAATGGTACTATCTTTTCTTCAAAGACATCACCATCAAAGATGATTAGTGTTTTGGGTTTACCTTCCCTGCGCTTGTAGAACAGCACATCTCTAACTACAGTAAAGGGATTAGGAAAGTTTGATTTGTCTCGGTACTTTACTTCAACCACCAAGGCGTTTTGTCCGACTTGCCAGATGATGTCTCCGCTATACTCGCCTCCCAACGCTCCGCTGAGAGGTTGCCTCTTCGCTTTGAACCCGAGCTTTTGTAACCACTTGACGAATGTTCGCTCATGGTAGTCTCCTTTTGCGCGACTCTTGCTTGCCATGTGTCTGCCTCATAACAATCAATACAGATTGTGTGATAGGTTGGTGGTTTTTCTGTAGCTAATATGCATACAAACCAAGGGGTCTTATCATTGCAAGCATCGCATGGGTATGCTTCACCTACTTTATCGTAGAGTCTTTTTTTTATGGACTTTGATCGTAAGGCCAAGTGCATCTAACCAACATGTAAACAAGAATCCAGATGGTACTCGTTTGTGTTGTTCCCATTTGTGTATTAAAGATTCAGCGCATCCAATCTTGTAAGCTAAATTTTTCTGAGTCAACTTTTGTTTTGTTCGATGAGCAATGAGTTCACCGATAACATACTGATATGTATCAGTAACTTCAGTCTCTACTTTGTAGTGCTGAAAGTTTTTCAATAGCTTCACTAACTTTGTTGGCTGTATCGTAGCGTAAATCTTTGCCTAATCTTGCACGATAAAAGGTAGAGTCAGGCACTCCGGCACAAGCAAAAGCATCCTTGAGTTTGATATGTAAGTGCGCTGACTTGTCTACTAATTGTTCCATGTATGTAATCATGCAGCCAATATGCTTGCAAGATTGCAGTCATGTCAATGGTCAAAATTCTGTAGACCCTTTCTCGTATTCACCAAGGCTTGACCAGCCACCAACTACATGTGTTTCTCTGGGATAATATTGACCAGTGTCTTCTTCAGTTACATCATCAGCGAATGCATTGTCAGGAAGCATTGCGTTGTTTAATTGCCAACCTTTTTTGTTACGTTCAAGTTCTATGTTGTGTCCATAGTTGATGCTTGATAGTGGCTTGTCTTCTTCGCGTTGGTATCTACCGTTTCTAGGCATCATCTTCTTCCTTGTAAAAATCTTTGCCCCACATTATAAGCTGGCCTCTACCAGACTTACCTTTTCTTTTGCGATGATCAACAACTATCAACCCTTTTTCTTTTAATGATTTAAACCTAGCTGTAACTGTGCTGTATCTAAGGTGATCCAACCTATCTAATACGTCATCCATAATGCAGCCACTGTCAGTGAATGTGCAAATAGCATAGTAAACTTTTTTCTCCATGCGAGTGACATCAAGTGAATCAGCAGCATCATGGCTAGTGCTTGGGTCACGGCTGCGGGCTAGCTTGAACGCTGGTGTGTCAAACAAATCGTCAGCTATTTTTTGTCCTTGTTCTATGACATTCATCTTAGTTCTCCTATAAATTTGCCAGTATCTATGACAGGTGTTTTGCAATCTTGTTCTTGTTCAATAACAATCTTGCCACTTGCTGTTTCAAAATCAGTCATCATATCTAATGCTGTTTCGATAGCATCATCTGCATCTTCAGCGTACACAACTTTGTAAACTGTGTACTGTGTCATCCATTTGAGATCATCACCCTTGCAATGAGTGCAAGTATCTCGTTCAGAAAACATTTGATTGTAGCATTCTCTGCACTCAAGGAACTCCTCGACTGTGCGTCTGCCAGTTATATCAGTACGGAATATCATCGTTCAAATCCTGTGGTGGGTGGGCTGCTTCCCATGCTGCTGTCGCACGTTCAATAAACTTTTGCTTTTTGAATCGTGGATTTGTAGCTGCAAGATCATCAGCCATAGTTAAGATTGCAGTAGGCCAAGGTAGCAGTGGTGCTACCTTGTCTGCGAGATACTCAAAGTGTCTCTGTTGCATCAGTGGCATTGTCATACCTCCCTTAGTGTTGGACGATAGGATGCGTCTTCGTTTGAGTCACGATGAAGCACCTCTTCGTATGTGTTGACGACTCTGTTTATATTCCAGACAGCTTGCTGTATTCCGTACAGAAACTGAGAGTCATCTTCTTTTGCTCGTTCAAGCAGAGATTCCAAGTTGCGTTGGATGTCTCTAGCTTGTGTGATGAATGCCATTTCCATGTTAGTTCTCCTTGTTGTTAAGCTGCTACATGCCAGCTAGTTAGTTTGAATATCTTGGCTAATTGATTCTGACGCAAGCGTTGCGTGTTAGCTGGTGAATTAGATTCGTCTGTGTGACTAGCCCAGTAAGTGCATGCATTGTACAATGCCCACTTGTTACCGCCTAGCTTGGCTTTATCTGCATACCAGTAGCCCATCAGTCGTTCAAGCTGACGCTCATTCCATTTGAATGTGCTTGTCTTGTTGGGTGTGCGGCAAATGGCATGCTTGAAGAATCGTTCAGCCATATCATTATCTACGTTGGTTGACATCCAAGATTTGTATACATCTTTTGTATTTAGAAATGCCTCAAGCCCTGCTTGTATCTTGGCTGCGCTGCCTTCTACATTGACATTGGTTGTATGCTTTGCCCATGTATTAGCTACAGTGTCAGCGTGTGTCATGCCATTGAGACACCAAAGACGTAAGCCGAATGCTGATTGTTGGAATGCCCAGCTACTGTCGTATGAGTTAAAGAACTGGACACGAAACCTTACATAGTCACCGACTGCTGGCTCCATTACCAAATCACTGAAGTCAATAGTGCCGCGCATCTTTGCGCCATTGTCGAACACTTCAATTTTTGTATCGTAATCTTTAGATACATTTGATTTACTGACAGCATCCATAACTGAGTTGACTACATCATCATGCTTGATTGCTTTGTACTTAGAGCCGTGAACACCAAGCACTTCATTGGTATCAGTACGCATGATGGCTCGTGCCATTGATTGAGGCACGTCATATAAATTGCAGTCATTATCTTTGCTTGCTGTAAGATTGACAGTCTCCACTGGGAATGACCAGCAATCTTCTACTAGGCTTTTGCCTATAACTGTTACTCCATCCATAGTTAGTTCTCCTTTAGAATTTTGAGTTGCGATAGTGTAAGACAAGGCCCAGCCATTTGATGGTGAACCCACGATCAGTACCGAAATAGCGTGGTACTAAATAGAATTTTCTATATGTTGTGATACGCATGTTAGTTCTCCTTACTGCATACTTGCAGTGTACACTAGGTGTATCTGATTGCAACACCTAATCTTCAGATAGGTTGCAGATGTGAGGCCACCATATGATGAAGACACCTGCTCCAAATAATAAGAACGACCAGTAGGGTGAGTATTCTTGTCTTATGTTGTCAAACCCTGCGAGTATTAGTAAAACTCCTAGCGTTGTGATTAGAGTAATATCGATAATGGATTTCATTTTCAAATTCTCCTTGTGACATTTCAGTTTGCAGCTACTGCTTATATCTTCCGGCCCCCCCTGCGGGGCTGGGTGCTGCTGCTGCCTTGTGTGTGCCATGTGATGAGCATAAAAAAAGCCCCGCTGCCGAAGCAGCGAGGCTAGTTGGGAGAGATTATGAAGCTTGTTTCTTAGCTTGGTAAGCTGCCTCAAGCTTGTCAATGGTCTTTGCGTCAGGCTCATTGTTAGCATGTGTCTCAGGGAATAGCTGTTGAGAAGCTTGTGTGAGATTTGTCTTGAGTAACTCGTTGCACTCAAGCTGTGACTGCTGCCATTCAATGTCACGATTGCGTTGTAGTATCTTGTCGTTATCGAGTATTACACCGTGTTCTTTGTGTTCGATGTAGTCGTTCAAGTTCTGATCCTCAAGCTCTTGAATCTTAGAGAGTTTGCTGTTTGTGTTCCAGTCAATGTCGTTAAGAAACTTATTGATGAAATACTGAAGTGTTGATTTGTGTGTCCGATCAGAAAGTGTGAAGACACGATTGAGGTCTTGTGCGAAACCGTTTTTGTTTGATTGCTTAGTCATCTTAGTTCTCCTTTGTGATACCGAGACCCTTCTCGGCTTATGCCCCATCCAGATCATGGCTGGAATAGAAAAGCAAGGGCGAGGCAAGGCCGAGTGCATTTACCCTTGCTACTCGCTAACAGCGAGGGTTTCTATTCCAGTTATGATGTGGATAATGGGGCTTGCCGAGAGGGGATTGGTATCTCTGCAACAAAGGAGGACTGTAGATGACTAGCAATCAAGTACAAAAGCGAGTGTAGTGCGAGGCATCAAGCGTGGCTTCACACTTGCTGATTGTTGTTTATTGGTGCTGTGTATTTCGTGAAAATACCCCCGTGTCTTGCGCGTGTTTCACTGCCCGATGTAACGTCCGTCAGTGATGGGATCAGCAGATCACATCGCTGTCGCAACGGCCATCTAGGGCGTGAGTATGCCACGCGCATTGCCTTGTTGCTGCGATATGTTGCAACGAGACAGTCGATGCTACCCCTAGCAATCGACAAGCTTGTGGTTAATGACAAGGTGTGTAAATTGTGCGGTTGACAAGCCGAGAGAAAGTGGCTGATAGTGGGGGGGAACACAAGGGGGGGCAGATGACCGAGATTGTGAAGCTTACCGATAAACAGACTGCATTGGTGGATACACTTGTAGCAACAGGCTGTAGCATAACAGAAGCAGCAAAGCTTGCCGGATATGCTGAAGGTGAATCCGGTAGAGTAAGTGCCAGCAAGGCTTTGCGGACAGGACATGTCCAGCAGTACATGATGCAACGGATAGGTGAGAGTATGGGCCTCAATGCTACGGTGGCTGCGGCTAAGATGGTGAGGTTAGCATCGGGAGCTAAGAGTGAGTATGTACAGCTTGAAGCTAGCAAAGACATCTTGGACAGGGCTGGCTTCAAGGCTCCCGACAAGCATATGCACTTGCATGCTGGCGATATTAGCGTGTCCATAGACCTTGCGTAATGTGGTGGGGGGTTGAAAATCGGATGTGTCCACTGTCACTGTGGTCTACCACAGACGTTAGAGGTCAAAAAGGTTCGCACCCTAGTTTGATAATATTTTTTTAGTGAGAGGTTCGTCTTATGTGTTTAGGTGGTGGAGCTAGTTATCCTGATCTTGGGCCGAGGGATACCAGCAACGAGCTTATTGTTAGCAAGTACGAGCTTAGTGAAGAGAACAAGGCCAAGAACTTGAAGCGTTCTAAGTCTCTTGTTACCTTTAGTGACAATGGCAATGGCGGTGGTGATGGTAGCGATGGTTTAGGTGCTGGCACTTCTGTTGGTGGCACTGAAGGTCTTGGAAGCATTGGCGATGCAAGCGGTGGGATGGCAAGAGTGTAATGGCACCTAGGACACCAGCATGGACAAGAAAAGAGGGAAAGAACCCAGCAGGTGGACTCAACGCTGCCGGACGCGCCTCTTACAAAGGCGGCACCCTCAAGGCCCCAGTAAAATCGGGGGACAACCCAAGAAGATCAAGCTTCCTATCGCGGATGGCGGGCAATAGCGGGCCGGAACGCGACTCGAAGGGCAAGCCCACACGCCTGTTACTCTCCCTGCGGGCGTGGGGTGCGTCATCTAAGTCTGATGCAAGGGCTAAAGCAAGGGCGATAAGCAAACGAAACAAAGCAAAGAAAGCGAGGGCGTGATGCCTAATGTAGCTGGTAAGAAGTTCCCATACACTAAGGCTGGTATGGCTGCTGCCAAGAAGATGGCAGAGAAAAACAAAGACAAAAAGAAAAAGAAAAGCTTAATTGAAATCAAAAAGAGTTAGTTATGCCTTATCAATTCAATGATGGTGAGGTTTATGATGGGCCTATCATTACCCTGCCAGATGGACGTGTTGTTTCTGGTGCGACCTTTACGCCTGAGTCTAGGCGGCTTTATGAGGTTGAGGTTGTTCCCGAGCCTGTAGTTGTGGCTCAAGTAACTGAGGCTGTAAGAGCAAGAGATGACAATGGAAGACTTGTTGGAGATGACAAGGCCACGCCCGAAGTCAATGAAGCTTGGGTTGGCGGCAAGGCCCCTAAGAAAAAAGCAGTAAGGAAAAAGAAAAGTGGCAGTTAACGCAGCGGGTAATTACACCAAGCCAACTATGCGTAAGTCTTTATTCAATCGCATTAAGGCTGGGTCAAAAGGTGGTGGTGCTGGTCAGTGGTCAGCGCGTAAGGCGCAAATGCTTGCCAAGGCTTACAAAGCTAGAGGCGGGGGATATACGTCTTGAAGAAGCCGCAAAAGTCTTTAGTCAACTGGACTAATCAAAAGTGGAGAACCAAGAGTGGAAAGCCATCTACTCAAGGGCCAAAAGCCACAGGCGAAAGGTATCTTCCTGCCAGAGCCATCAAAGCGTTATCGGCGCAGGAATATGCAAAGACCACTGCTGCTAAAAGAAAAGGACGTGCGGCTGGTAAGCAGTTCGTCAGCCAGCCTAAAAAGGTACGAGATAAAGTGAAGACATACCGCACATGAGTTTTATGCACACCCTTAAAAAAGAAGAGCGTGACGCATTACGCATTGTCGTAAAGAAGGTTCACCTAGCTCATCATCCAAAAGAATTTTGCACTGACCGAGAAGCTGACAAGGTTATTGCTGTTATAGGCCCAGAGATTGTTGAGCGAATGATTAAGTTTGGCAAGGATCACAAGGTTGACCAACTTTAAATACAAGCCTGATGGCGAAGTCTTAAAATCATTTATGAAAGATAGTAACTTCTTTCGTGGTATTCGCGGCCCTGTTGGTTCTGGCAAATCTGTTGCTTGTTGCGTTGAGGTGTTCCGCAGAGCGTTGCAGCAAGAGCCAAACAAAGATGGCATCAGGCGTAGCAGGTGGGCAATTATTCGTAATACCAACCCGCAGCTTAGAACCACTACAATAAAAACTTGGCTGGATTGGTTCCCCGAAGATGATTGGGGCAGGTTCCACTGGTCAGTTCCATATACTCATCACATAAAGAAAGCAGACTTAGAGCTTGAGGTTATCTTCCTAGCCCTTGATAGGCCAGAAGATGTAAAGAAACTTCTGTCTCTTGAGCTTACTGGCATCTGGATTAACGAGGCTAGGGAAATACCTAAGTCAATTATTGATGCATGTACTATGCGTGTTGGTCGATTCCCTTCTATGCGTGAGGGTGGGCCTAGCTGGTCTGGTGTTATAGCAGATACCAATGCGCCAGAAGAAGATCACTGGTGGCCTATTATGTCTGGTGAGGTTCCTGTGCCTGACCATATTCCTATTGAGCAAGCAAGAATGCTAGTTAAGCCTGACAATTGGAACTTCTATACCCAGCCCTCTGGAATGGATGAAGTAAAAGATGAGCAGGGTAATGTTATTGACTACAAGTCAAATGCAAAAGCTGAAAATCACAGCAACATGTTAAAGACCTACTATACAAATTTAGTAAGGGGTAAGACAAAAAGCTGGATTGATGTCTATGTAATGAATAGATTAGGTGCAATCCAAGAAGGAAAGCCTGTATACGGAATGTTTGCTGCTGATATGCACATAGCTAAAGAGCCTGTACCCATTGCAGATGGTGTGCCTTTGTACATTGGTATTGACTTTGGACTTACCCCTGCTGCTGTGTTTGGTCAGAAGGTGCGTGGACGCTGGCTTATACAGTCAGAGATTGTAGCGATTGACATGGGCATAGTTAGGTTTGCAGAACTGCTACGCCAAGAGATAGCCACACGATTTGCACACTTAGATGTACACATTTACGGCGATCCGGCTGGAGATTTCCGCGCACAGACTGACGAAGACACACCATTCCGCATACTTAGAGGTGCTGGTTTGAGGGCAACACCTGCCCCAAGCAATTCTGTTGATCTTAGATTAGAAGCTGTATCGTCTTACTTAAATAAAATGGCAGACGGAAAGCCAGCATTTATGATTGATAGACGCTGCCCTACACTTATTAAAGGATTTGAGGGCGGGTATTCTTACAAACGCATACAGGTTTCTGGCGAAAGATATGATGACAAGCCAGATAAGAACATGTATTCGCATATACATGACGCTCTTCAGTACCTAATGTTAGGGGCTGGTGAAGGCCGACAGCTTATATCAGGGCAGAAACCAGCGGTTGCTTTTAATGCAAAGGTTGATTTTGATGTCTTTAGAAAGAAACCAAAGGGTAGACAACGACAGGGTTTGTGGGCAAGGATGTAAATTGTGCGTTGCGTTCTTGTTTGTTTTGTGAGTATTTATATTAAATCATTATAAGGAGACTTGCTATGTGTTTAGGAGGAGGCAGTAAGCCACCACCACCTGATAAAGCTGCTGAAGCTGAACAGGAACAAAAAAGAGAAGAAGCTATTGCTGATAAAAAAGAAATTAAGCAAGATGCTTTAGAGGAAACAGTAGCCAGACGCAAAGGCGGCACAGGTAGACGCTCCCTTATTAAAGGTTCTGGCGGTGGAATGGGTTTTTATAATAAGTATCTTTCATGATTTCATCTATCGGAAATGACTCTAGCTCTTATAGCGATGACAAAATTGCTACCTTGTACTTAAAAAAGTATGAGACAGCAAAAACTTTGCGTGAGAATTTTGTGCCTTTGTTTGAAGAGTGTTACGAATACTCACTACCACAGAGGGAATCTTTCTATGCGGAAAGCGTTGGTCAACGTAGAGATGATAAAATCTTCGATGAAACGGCTGTGGTGGGAGTGCAAGAATTTGCCTCGCGTTTGCAGCAGGGCTTGGTTCCTAATTTTGCTAGATGGGCAGATTTTACTGCGGGTTCTGAAGTCCCGAAAGAACAAAAAGATGAAATCAATAATGAGCTTGATGAAGTCACAGAGTATGTATTTGAAGTTATCCAAAACTCTAACTTTGGTCAGGAAGTCCACGAATCGTTTATGGACTTGGCGGTAGGCACAGGCGTTCTTGCTGTGTCTGAGGGTGACGCTATACACCCTGTAATGTTTTCCGCAATACCACTGCCTCATGTTGTACTCGATACAGGGCCAGATGACGCTATAGATCATGTGTATCGTGAGCGTCAGGCTAGGTTTTCTGACATTGAACACATGTACCCTCAAGCAACATTAAGTCAAAAGATTCTTGAAAAGGTCAGCAAGACCCCTGACGAGAAAACAAAAATCCTTGAGATAGTATGCAAAGATTATACTGTAAAAAATGAAGACGCTTATTTATTTTATGCCATTGAAATGTCTACAAAACAAATAATTAAATCAGATACTTATAGAGGCGTAGGTTCAAATCCATTTATATGTTTTCGCTGGTCTAAGTGTAGTGGAGAAGTTTATGGGCGTGGCCCTTTAATCAACGCTCTTAGTGCAATTAAAACCACTAATCTCACTATTGAGTTAATCCTTGAGAATGCACAAATGGCAATCTCAGGCATTTATCAAATGGATGATGACGGTGTTATTAACCCAGATACTATTAATCTTGTTCCCGGAACGGTCATACCAAAAGCCCCGAACTCTATGGGTTTGCAGCCCATTAAAGCTGCTGGCTCTTTTGATGTTGCTAATCTTGTTTTATCTGATATGCGCTTAAACATTAAACGAGCTTTGTACAATGACATGCTTGGTAATCCTGACAGAACCCCTGCTAGTGCAACAGAAGTTACAGAGCGTATGGCAGATTTGTCACGACGTATTGGTTCTGCTTTTGGACGATTACAAGCTGAGTTAGTACAACCTGTACTACAGCGCGTAGTTTACATACTTAAAAAACAAGGACGCATTGAACTTCCTACTATTAATGGCAGAGAAGTTAAGGTTCGTTCTGTATCACCACTTGCACAGGCTCAAGCGAACCAAGACATTTCCTCCGTTGCACGTTTCCTAGAGCTTGTGCAGGGAAGATTCGGGCCTGAGTTAACTAACATACTTATCAACTCTGAAGAAACTGCGGCATATCTTGCTAACAAGTTTGGTGTTCCTGACAACTTAGTGCGAGATTTAGAAGAGAGAAAGCAGCTTGTAGCTATGGCACAGCAGATGGCACAGCAGCAACAACAGCAGCAAATGATGGGACAAGCCCCACCACAGGAGTAATGATTGGCGAAAAACAATAATGCCTTTATAGGTGTTGACGGATTTCATCGTAATCAGAGTGAAGACGCAAAAATAAGCATAAACACAGCAGCATTATTTGGAACTGAACTTGGTCAAGAGGTTCTTAAATATTTGCGTTCCATAACAATAGAGTTAGTCAATGGCCCAGCAGTAACTGATGGTGAGCTAAGACATGTAGAAGGCCAAAGATATTTGATTGGCCTAATAGAAACTCGTATCAAACATGCACACAAGGTGAAAAACAATGTCTGAAGAACAGCAAGCTGAAGCACCAGCAGAATCCGAAGTAGTTACCGAAGGTGGCGACCCTTTACTTGCAGATGCTACTCCTAGTGAGCGTCCTGCTTGGTTGCCAGAAAAGTTTGCAACACCAGAAGCTATGGTTGAGTCCTACTCAAATCTTGAATCTAGTCTTGGAAACAAAGAAGAAAGCGTAAAAGCAAACCTTATAGAAGAGCTTGAGAAAGAGGCTTACGCTAATCGTCCTAATGAAGTAGGCGATTATGTTTTGCCAGAAGTTATAGACGAATCTCAAGCAGCAGAAAATCCTTTACTTAGCTGGTGGGCTAATCACGCATTTGAAAATGGATTTAGCCAAGACGAGTTTGCCGAAGGCATTAAGATGTATGCAGACGCTGTAGGCTCTGATGGGCCTGACTATGATACAGAAGTAGCAAGGCTTGGAGACAACTCCGCTGCAAGAACAGAAGCTGTAGGATTGTTTGCAGAGCGATTCTTTTCTAAGGCTGAGTTGCCAGCTATAGAACGGATGTGTGAAACAGCAGATGGCGTTATGGCTATCGAACGTATCATGGAAAGCATGAAGCAGTCAGGGCCAGCAAGCACATCTCAACCTGTTGCACAAGTAAACGAGGCAGAACTAAAGTCTATGATGCTTGACCCTAGATGGCACGATCCATCTAAGCGTGATCCAGCTTTTGTTAAAAAAGTAGAAGATGGGTTTAAGACTCTTTATGGATAAGGAGCTTATGCGTATTGGTAGGCTTTCGTTAGTTAATAGTGTGCCAGAACATGCTGAAAGAATCTGTGACTATCTAAGGTTTAATGACCGCAGAGAGTGTATGATATATGGCGCAACACCACTAGAGGCTCTTACTGAGCCTTTAGTTATTAGTGG